ATGCCCCTTACCGATGTCGCCGTCCGTGCGGCCAAGCCCCGCGAAAAGTCCTACAAGCTGGCCGACGGCCAGGGCATGTACCTCGAGATCATGCCGAATGGCTCCAAGTACTGGCGGTTGAAGTATCGCATCGACGGCAAGGAGAAACGGATGGCCCTCGGGGTCTATCCGGCTGTCACCTTGCTGGCTGCTCGAAAGGCCCGAGACGAGATCAAGGAGCAGTTGCGCGGCGGTCTGGATCCATCGCACGAAAAGAAGCGTGTGAAGGCACAGCGCAGCCTGGATCGTGCGAACTCGTTCGAGCCGATCGCGCGAGAGTGGCATGAGCAGAAGAAGGGCGCCTGGAGCGTGCGGCATGCCGACCGCATCATGAAGCTGCTCGAGCGCGAACTGTTTCCGGTGCTCGGAGCGCGACCGATCGCCGAGATCATGGCGCCGGAGTTGCTCGCGGTGATTCGAAAGATCGAGTCGCGCGATGCGATCGAACTCGCGCACAAGGCCATCCAGGCAACGAGCCAGATCTTCCGATACGCGATTGCCACCGGCCGGGCAGAGCGCGACCCCGCTCCCGATCTCCGCGGCGCGCTGAAGACCCGTTCCGTCGTGCACATGAAGCGCGTGAGCGAGGCCGAACTGCCGGAGCTGATGCAGAAGATCAGCGCGTACGACGGCGACGTGCAGACGCGCCTGGCGCTGCAGTTCATGGCGCTCACGTTCGTTCGTACGAGCGAGCTGCGGTTCGCTGAGTGGATTGAGATCGACGAGAAGAAGAAGGAGTGGCGCATCCCGGCCGAGAAGATGAAGATGCGCACGCCGCACATCGTGCCGCTGTCGAAGCAGACCCTCGAGGTGATCGCGAAACTCCGCGAACTGAACGGCCACAGCCAGTTCCTGTTCCCGAGCCGGTCGAGCTCCAAGAAGCCGATGAGCGAAAATACGATCCTGTACGCCCTGTACCGGATGGGCTACCACTCACGGATGACGGGGCACGGCTTCCGTGGCCTCGCGTCGACTATCCTAAACGAGCACAATTTCAACCGGGACTGGATCGAGCGTCAGCTGGCTCATAGCGAGCGCGACGGCGTCCGGGCGGCATACAACCACGCCGAATACCTTCCTGAGCGCCGCAAGATGATGCAGTGGTGGGGCGACTACCTTGGAAACCGAATCGGTGACAGTTGAGCGCAGGGTGTTGCGATTCCGGTGCTTCCGGAGTACACAGTGATACTATTCGGCGGAACATTCATCGACGCACTGAACCAAAATTTCAACTTCGAATGCCTCTTTACTACGTAACAGCGTTGACGAATCCGGACAAGATTCTTGCGGTGGCCAAGGAAGTCACGAAGGACCAGCCGACGGATTTGCACGAGGTCGCTCCTGACAAGTTCTTCATCAAGTTTGACGGCACAACTGTCGAGCTGGGTGAGCGCTTGGGCATCAATGAAGGTGTGACGGGACAGGGAATCATTCTTGCGGTCGGTGCGTATCATGGTCGTGCGCCGAAGTCGCTGTGGGAATGGGTCAGCCAAAAGTTGAACGCTAAATAAAAAAATTGAGAACTCCAAGAGCTACGGGAAAGGGTGATCCGAAGAATGATGTGATCGCTCAAGCGCCAGACCAGGCCGTGACGCCCACCCACCCATCGGGGGGCTCGCAGAGCGACTTCGTGTTCGCAGTATTCACGCAAATGTCACAAATTCAACGTGACATTGGATCGCTGATTTCTGCACAGCAGACCCTGGTGGATCAAGTCAAAGAGTCTGAAGCGCGCCTCACAAACTTGATGCAAGCGTCCGAGCTTCGAATTACGAAGGGGGTTCAAGATGCCGAAACACGGTCGGCAGCCCATGTCGATAAGGCTGAACAGGGGCTTGCTGATCGTGTGAAATCGATCGAGGACAAAGTTTCGACGCTCAGAGGGCGTGTTGATCGTGTGTTTTGGATGGCCGCTGGCATCGCAGCGGTAGTCACCGTTATCTTTACCGTCGGGAAGCTGTTTGGGTCTGAGATTGCTGGCCTATTTGGTCTCCATCATTAGTTCGGCGGTTCTTATCGGTGTCACCGCTTCCTGAAGCAGCTGGAGATCGCGTGCTAAAAGCGAGATGGCGTCTTGCCAACTGTTGTTTGCGTCGAGCCCCGCCCCGAGCGGGGCTTTTCACATCCCTCCTTGCCGAGGTTCGACGATGCTCGTTCTCAAGCAGTTCCCACTCCGCGAGGAATGGATGAAGACAGTCACGGTACCTACCGAGAGCATGGCATCGTGGGTAGGCCACTGGGAAATTTACGACGCTGATCCGTCCCATGGTGGCAGCATAATCGGCGCTGGGGTAGGTCCTGAATTTTCGAGGGAGCAGACGGCGCTGAATGCTGCCGCTAGCGCTGGTATCGATTGGTTGCTCGGCCGGGAGAGGCAGATGTTGATCGACCAATATTTTGCCGAGATCTGATCTTGCCACCGCCCCTGCGTGAGCCAGTGCCGAGCGGGGCTTTTCACATCCGGCGGGCTGCGCGATGATGGCGTCGTTGCGTGACCCGGAGTGCTCCATGCCTGCCATCAAACTGCGCATCCCGCGCGAAGACGTCTTCGAATTCAACGACGATCTGTCTGCTTGGTCGGCCACCAGCGGCGTCGATCCTAAACTGGCTGTCGGCACCCAGATGCAGACAACCAACCCTTCGTCGCCAACCCTGTACTTGGCGTTCGTCGACGAACGATTCTTCGAGCAGTATCCGCGGTGGCGCCAGTTCGTGGAGCATTGACCTACGACGCCGACGCAGGCTCGTCAGGATCTTCGCCCATGGCTCGCAGCAGATCGCGGAGATATTCCTCCTCTGCTACCTGATGTTCCGGCGAGCCATAAGCGAAGTCTCCCGGATTTTTCTTCCCTTGGGCTTTGCGGACGATGCGAACAGTTCTTTCGAGGGCTTGAGCTTCGTCGTACCCCGGATCTCCCGGACGAAGGCGGGATTGCTTTTCATTTTCCATTCAGGAGTTAACGACGTATCCTGTCGAAGCTTTAGGGAAGTCTTTCGACGTCAATGGCCAGAAACAAAAACTCCAAGGGGACCAGCATGTCAGATGGAAGCATTTCAATTTCCTTCGAATGTAAGACGTGCCACACGAAGCTGTCTTGGCCCGATGACATCAAGGATAGTGACGAGGTTCGTTGCTCGGGCTGCGGGGTGAGTGCCGGCTCCTATGCTGAGCTGAAGGAAGCGGCTACCAATGCAGCAGAAGAAAAGTTGAGTGAGATGATCGACGACCTCTTCAAGCGAAAATAGCAATGAGAAAATTCGCTGCAATTGTGGCGGTCCTGATCTGCACCGGACTTGTGGGATGCACCGACACCGGTCCGATACAGATCGGCCCCGACACCTACACAATCTCGACGCGTGTGCCGCTTGGTGGGCCTGCGTCAGCCAAAGGTCAGGCGTTAACCGAGGCCAATACGTTCTGTTCGTCGAACGGTCGACAGATCTTGCTCAATCACATCCAATCTGGTGAGTGCGCGCTTCATGGCGGATGTGGAGAGGCAGAAATTGTCTTCTATTGCCTGAAACCCGGGGATCCGCAGTTGATGCGGCCGAGTTACCGTGGTGATGCCACGCAGCGAATCGAGATCGACCGGAAATGAAAATTTGCGCTGTGAGCGTGTGCGCGGTGCTTGCCACTTGCTTGATGGTCCCGCCTTTTGCAGCCCGAGCTGCGTCAATGACGGGGCAGCAACTCGAAAGCTGGATCAACTCGAACGACGGCGCTCTTCACTTGGCCGCCAGTATGTACGTCATGGGAATAGTAGATGACGACGCGGTGCTGCAGGCCGGTGAGAATCAGAGACTGACGGAGCGATCAAGCATCGTGCATATGTGTGTCGCTGGCAAAGCAAATGCAACTAAGCTACGACAGATTGTCGGCATGGCGCTCCAGCGAGATCGACAGCTCGGTGCTCAGCCCGCGGTCATTGTCATTCGTAAGGCAGTCGCGGATGCTTACCCATGCGATTAGATCTGTAGGCGTACGGAACCCAAATGGAAGAACGCATTGTAGATGGGTGACGTCCAGTTCTCAGCTGCGCACTGTGTGCTCGCGGTCGTAATGAGGGGGATGGAATGCGCGCGCTCCGTATGAAGGACGTGTCCACGAAGGTCGGTCTCAGTCAATCGAGGCTCAGCCGCATGATCGCAGCCGGCGCGTTTCCCCAACCGTTCGAAATTGTGCCGGGCCGCACGGCATGGCTCGAATCGGCTATCGACGCCTGGTTGGCCGAGAAGGCTGGAGTAGACGTGGAGCTGCCGGTCGGCGCACGCAGGGAGAGCGATCGTGAACGGCTCGACGAACTTGCACGCAAGATCGCTTCGCGGCTGACGCCGCACGCGCTTTGGGATCTCGCCGAGGTCGCGGAGTACCTCCACCGTAGTGAGCAGCACACACGGCAGTGGATCATCACGCAGGATGGGTTTCCGCGGCCGATTCGCATCCCTTCAGGCAAAAGCGCAACCGAGCGCGCCAGGCCGCTTTGGCGCGCGAAAGACGTGATCGCGTGGGCCGAGTCTCATATCGAGGAGTGAGCTCGTACGCAACCATCAGGTTCGGCCGTAGAGCTGATTGCACTCCTTAATTGCGGCGGCGCGCTGCTTGTCGATGAACGCGGCGAGGTCCGAGATGTGGACTCCTTTCGCGCATTTCTGCGATCGCTCCATCCTGATCACCGGCAGCGCAATCTCACCGGCAGAGACCTTGCGCATCAGAGTCGGCAAAGTCAACGGAGCGAAGAAGTCGCGGCAGACATCTTCTATCGGGATGATCGCGCGGGCGCCATATTGCGCCATGAGTATGAAGACCGTGTTCATTTCACTGAGAAGGGCGATGAATGGTTGCGGGCTTGGCGGCAACATATCGGATCGGACGTGCCTCGTCCGTGGTTTCGTCGTGGCCATAGAATGGTGCCATCTGACCTTCGGAGAACGTCGTGAGCATCTTGCAAAAGAAACGTGTTAGTGCTGCCGAAGCAGCCACCATTTTAGGCGTCCCCAAGGAAACGATCAGTCGAATCGATCGACGAGGTGAAATCATCCGTCGATACAGGCTTGGCCACAAGACCGTCGTCTACGACGTCGAGTCACTTGAGCAGTTCCTGTTGGCGAAGGAGGTGCGACCGGTGCAAGCGCCGACGGTCGATCCAGTCGTCCGTGGTCGGAAACCGTATCCGACGCGTACCGTTACGCTGCCGGGCGAGAAGAAGCAAAGCGGCCTCCGCGAACTTCTGATGGGTAGGCTCGAGGAGAGCAGCCGACAAAGTAATGGAACGGCGGATGGGCGATCCCGAAAGAAGAAGTGACATACGTCGCATCCGCAGCGCGGGTTTACAAAATTCCGCTTGACGACGTAACGTGCCGGACATAATCTTGAAGCGCGCTTGAGACAACAAGCGCCGGGTTTGGCGACCTGACACTCAAGGCGGATGACGACCGCCTCATGGCGGTATTTTTTCGTCTGTACACTACGCGTACGTCCAGTCAATGGGCGGGCGATGGTGGGGATACCCGCGAGGGTATGCCGGATGCCTTGAGTGCCGGTTCGCCAACCCTGTCATTTGCCCGCTCACCCCGTTTGGCGACGGAAGGCGGGTCCAACACTCAAGGATCCATCATGTTGCGCCACGTCCCAGCTCGTCCTGAGCAAATTCATTCTCCCCTCGAAATCATCCGCAACGCTCTGCGCGCCGCAGTGGCTGCGCCAACCGATCGCGATGCGCTCGACGTGGCAGGCGAAGCGCTGCGCTGCCTTGCAGAGCTTGCTCGTGCGGAGGTGCGTCATGACTGACGTTCGTACGCTGAAGACCGCTCCCGAACTACTTTCCGGCAGCAGTGTAGTGACCAGTTTTCTGTCGATCACTGCAGGCTTGCCGCTGGTGGATGCCCTGGAATCCTCGTCCTGCCATCTGGCGATTGCACGCGACGTGTTGAACGAGACTGCCTCCAATAGCGCCGCAAGCTCGAGCCATTTGTATGCCGCTCTCACGTCCCTCGAAATAGCCAAGGGCTTGCTCGATGCCGCTGTCATGGCTATTGCGCGCGATGGCAAGGAGGTGCGTCATGGCTGACGTTCGCGTGCCGGCCGGCACACTCAAATGGCTCGGTGACTCGCTGCTTTGCGATGGGGCGCCGGCTATTTTTCAATTCATGCGCTGTGACGGGCGAATCGACACGATGCCGCTGCGCGAGTGCCTCGCGGTCGCTGATCGGATCGACCCATACGGCCGTAGCCGGATCGTGTCGGCGCTCGAGTACGGCTTGCAGCACAATATGCTTTCTAACGAGGACCGCGACGCTTGGGAGACCGAGCGCACGCGCGTTCTTTCACTATCGACTGCACAGCGGGGGGAATGATGACGAAGTCCAGGAAGTCGCAGAAAAAGCCGACGCCGGCATTTGAACGCCCATGGATCGATGCGTTTCCATATCGGAGTCTGGCATCACGCACTCAAAATCCCGCTACAGCCGACGCAGAGCTTAGAGCGTTTTTACCAGGTGGATGCGTAGTAGCGTATATCGACGAGTTGGACAGAACTCATGTGATGGAGGGCCGGGTGTATGGCTTGACTGCCGGGGGAAGACCGCTGCTGATTGGATATCAGGTAGAGCATGGGCTGGTCCGAGAGCACGTGTGGAAGGCGATTGAAAGGGTGGACCGGATCTTCATCCTGGAGCGCGATGTCCAATTGGTCGATAGAACGGCCCCGTGTCAGCACGCGTCTAGATTCACTGAAATCTTTGCGTTGGCACCTAATACGGCGCTGGATCTGACAAAGCACGAAGCAGAAGGATATTGATAGTTGCAACCTCGTCTAGCCCAATAGGGGCAGCCGCCGCGTAATTGGCGGAAACATGACTAAGGCGCCAGAACTGCATTCGGAGTCGATGGGGATCGTCGCGTCGTGCGATGGTGAAATGGCGACGATCTGCCATCAATAATTTTTGACGGGTGGAATTATGAGTGCAAAAAAAATATTCGAGACGTTTAGCGATCTCATTTCGGGTATGTCTGTCTTTAATGAGAAGATGGCTAATGATTTAATTTCTTCAAAATTTCAGGATGTGGCGGAATTCAATATAAAGGCGGAGTCTAATCAGCTCAGGGAGCGTTATCCGACATATGATGCATTGCTCGAGTATGCGTCGCGTCTGTCGGTTCTTCATGATGCTTTCCAGAAGGCTGTTCCTAAAACTGTTGAGGAGTTTTTGCTTTCTGTTGTGCCTTATCTTACTGATAATTTGATGTCGTCGGGACTGAATGACGGAATGGGTGCTGAGGAAGTTGTTCAACTATTTGGTCCGAAGGTATTTGCGATGATCCGGGAGAATGCTGAGAATAATTTTCAAGAAATTAATGCACTTTTGGCGAACTCGGTAAAGACGGAAGCTAAAATGTCCGCGATTCGCCATGGTGCCAGTGGTGGTAGGAAGAGGGCTGATAAATTTGCGCCACTAAAGGATAGAGTATTTGCGCTTGCACGTGATGGAAGTTTCTCTAGTGCGCATCATGCAGCGACTCACATTGCCCCCCTTATTCTGAGTATGCCGGAGGCGAAAGCGATCGGACTTTCCAGTGCTAGCGCTGTTCAGACTATTGGCAACTGGATTCGAAAGGAAGGGATTCAATTTCAAGTTCCGCGTAACAGTGAATAGGGGGTTCGCGCTAACGCGAACCCCCTTGGAAATATCGCGAAGGGGGTTTGCATTATTGTGTGCCTCCTACACGCAATAGCAAAAAATCCTTATGCCCCATAGCATTAGCTCACAATGACTTCCCAACGTGAGCCAACGTGAAAAAGACAGCAGCGCCAGCCGATTCCGGCAGGCCGATCGAGCCGATCCTCCCGCGGGTCGGCCTCTCCAAATGGGCACAGATCGCGCCCTTTATTCCGATGTGCCGCGAGTCCTGGCGGAAGCTGGGGCTCGCCGGCAAGGCACCCCAGCCGATCCGGATGAGCCGGACCCACTCCTGCTACAGCAACGCCGAAGTGCATCGGTGGCTGGCGGATCCGCTCGGCTACGCCGCGGCGCCTCAGGATCAACAGGAGGCGGCGTGAAATCACAGCTCGGTCCCACTGCGACAACTGCGTCACCGGCGTGCATTGATGGGCGCTGCTTGGCCGGGAAACCGAAATAGCCTATGGACGTCGACTGGTCATCGGCGAATTAGACAGGCGCCCCGTGTTTCGGGGGAAGAGGTGAGCCGAACCTGTCCGGCAAGCCGTTCAGCCTGACCAGCTGCTTCCCCCAAAGCGCGGGGCTTTTTTATGGCCGTTTAGTAATCCTTAGTGGATTATCGGCAAGGATGGTAAGCATGAAAGCCATTGAAGATGATGTGATCGTCACGACTCCGCCGTGTCAGACATTTTCGGCGCCGCGGCACCTGCGACGATTCAGCGTGCCGAATCTCGGTGGATGGTCGATCGAGCAGGCGGACGTCACCGAAGTAACCGGCCAGGCCCGCGCCGACTACGAGCGCGAGCTCCGCATCAGTGCGATCGGCAAGCTGCTCGAATCGCCGGCCGCAACGCCCCTCTGGCGGCGCGTCTGCAAGCACGCGATGTACAGCGAGATCCGCGGGCGCAGCGCCGACCAGCGACTCGTCATGGAACTGGCCATCCAGGAGTCGATGCGATGAGTGTTCAGGCGATGACATGGGCCATCGAGCAACAGGACATTCGAGACGCCACCGCGCGTCACGTGTTGCTCTGTTTGGCGAACTACGCCGACGCAGACGGCAAGGCGGCATTTCCCTCGACCTCGAGACTCGAATCGGACACGGGACTTTCCGAGAGCACGATCCGTCGGAAACTGGATGTGCTGGAGGAGCTGGGGCTGATCCAGAAAGGCAACCAGGCGATCGTTGCGGCATACATTGATCGCGGTGATCGGCGCCCGGTTTGCTACGACATGGTGATGAAAAAACGGGGTGTCGTGGTGACACCCGGTGACGAACGGGGTGTCACGGTGACGGGAACGGGGTGTCACGGTGACGCCAACGGGGTGTCATTGACGAGCGAACGGGGTGTCACGGTGACACCCAATCCGTCCTTAACCATCAATAAACCGTCAAAGAACCGTTCTCGTTCGTGCGATTCGAAATTCGATGAGGCGTGGCAGCAGTATCCGAAGCGTGACGGCTCGAATTCGAAGCAGGCAGCTCAGCGGGCTTGGAACGCTCGGATCCGTGAAGGCATCGATCCGGGAGTGCTGGTCGCGGCAGTGGTTGCCTACGCTGCGGCGATGAAGGCTGCAGGGAACGTCGGGACGCCGTACGTGAAGCAGGCGTCGACGTTCTTCGGTCGTGATCGGCACTTCGAGGAATTCGCGAAGTCGCAGCCGGCAGGCAGCGATCTCTTCGCCGGCGGCGAGGCCGTTCCATGGTGGAAGGCCGCCGGCTTCACGTACCAGTGGCAGGCCACCAACGCCGGCTGCAGTGAGCGAACCGCTCATCTCTGGGCCAACGGCGTCCGTCAGGGAGCTCGAGCATGAACGCGCGAGAACTGGCCGAACTGATGGCGCAGAACGCGCAGGCGATCGTCGAGCACTTGCTGCCGAACGGTCGCAAGTCGGGCAAGGAGTGGAAATCCGGCAGTACGGCGGGCGAGAAGGGGCAGAGCCTGTCGGTGTGCCTCAGCGGCGCCAAGCGAGGCGTGTGGAAGGATTTCGCCAGCGGCGAGGCGGGTGACCTGCTCGACCTCTGGTGCGCGTGCCGATCGCTGTCGGTGGCTGATGCGATGCGCGAGGCGAAGCAGTTCCTCGGCATCCGCGACGACATGCCGAAACGGCAGGCGCCGACGTATCAGCGTCCGGCGCGGCCGAAGGCAACGCGACCGACGAGTTTGCTGGACGAATGGTTCGGCGGCCGCGGCATCACTGCCGAGACCGTCCAGGCATTCAAGGTCGCCGAGCAGACCAACGGGCCGAAGACGCACATCGTCTTCCCGTACCTCCGGGGCGGCGAGCTCATCAATGCCAAGTACCGGAACATCGCGGATAAGAAGGACATGCGGCAAGAGGCCGGCGCAGAGCCGTGCCTGTTCGGCTGGAACCTGATCGACCCGGCCCAGCGCGTCGTTGCGATCGCCGAGGGCGAGATCGACGCCATGACGCTCCACCAGGTGGGTATCCCCGCGCTGTCGGTGAACGCCGGCGCCGGCAACCACCAGTGGATCGACAGCGACTGGGAGCGCCTCGAGCGGTTCAGCGAGATCCTGCTCTGCTACGACAACGACGAGGCCGGCCGGAAGGGGGCTCAGGAGGTCGCAAACCGCCTCGGCATCGAGCGTTGCCGCGTCGTGTTCTTCGGCGAATCGAAGGATGCGAACGAATACCTGCTCGCCGGCGCGACGCCCGACGATTTTCGCCGCTGCTGCGATCAGGCATCGGGCTTCGATCCGGACGAGCTCAAGTCGATCGATCGCTTCTGGTCGAACGTCAAATCGATGTTCTACCCGGCGCACGAGGAGTCGAATTTCCCGTACCTGTCGTTCTGCGGCCGCAACGAATTGTGGTTCGAGTTCCGCCCGGGCGAAGTGACGGTCTGGACGGGCATCAACGGGCACGGCAAGTCGCTGCTGCTTGGCCAGGTGCTCATCGGTCTGATGTGCCAGGGCGAGCGCGCATGCGTCTTCTCGGGCGAGATGCGGCCGGAGATGCAAGGCAAGCGGCTCGCGAAGCAACTGGGCGGCCTCGATCGGCCGGCGCCGGAGTATCTCGACCATATGGGCGCGTGGCTGCGCGATCGGATGTGGGTCTTTGATCTCGTTGGGGTCGCGGCGATCGAGCGCCTCGTGACAGTGTTCACGTACGGCTTCAAACGCTACGGGATCCGCCACTTCGTGATCGACAGCCTGATGATGACCGACGTCCCGGAGGACGGCCACGGCGCGATGACGGCGCAGAAAGAGGCGATGCGCCTGCTCGCCAACTTCGCGCGCCAGTACAACGTTCATGTGCACCTCGTCGCTCACCCGCGCAAGGGCCAGGACGAAAAGCGCAGCCCCGGCAAGATGGACGTCGGCGGCAGTGGAAAGATCACCGACGCCGCAGACAACGTGTTTTCGGTCTGGTCGGCGCAGAAGGATCAGGACGACGAGAGCGTCGACGAACCGGACGCGTTCCTGACGCTGCTGAAGGCGCGCAACGGCGAAACGCAGCGCCGGTCGCTTGCGCTGTTCTTCAACCGGGAATGCATGCAGTTCGGTCCGAGCGAGAGCCGCCGGCCATACGTGTATCTGCCGTTCAGCCGTGCCGGCCAGGAGGCTGAGGCATGAAGCAGATCGAGCGAGAGGGATCCGCGCAGCGCTGCATCTGCGAACTGCTCGCGCGCCGCAGTCCGATGACTATCAACGAAATCGCCGAGGCGCGGGGCATCCATCCGCGGGCGACGGCTCGCCAGCTCGATGCATTGGCCGCAGCGGGATTCGTTTCCGCGGCCGGCATCCCAAAGCGCTATACGCGTACCAAGAAGCCGATCCCGGCCATCGTGCCACTCGCGCCGAAGTCGGCGCGTATCGCGGAGAGCAGGCGGCGCGACGCGGAGCGTGTCTCAACACCGTTCCGGATTCCGGCGCCGACGGACCTCGATCGCGTGATGCTGTCCTGGGTCGGAGCTGAAGCATGATCTCGCTGCGCAACCTGTCCAATCCGGATCTCGTCGGCCACCGCATCTGCGAGTTGCTCGAGCAGCAGGGCATGCTGACCCAAGCGAGTCTCGGTTTGCAGATCGGCGTGCCGCGGGGGACGATCTCGAAATACCTGACGGCGCTGACTGACGAAGGCTACACGTACATCGCCAACTCCATCTCCTACGCCAAATCGAGCGGGGCTCGAGGTATCAGACGCGGCGTAATCCTGCTCTACGCTCGGACGAAAAAGCCGCTGCCCGTGATCACCGGGGATCGCGACGAGGTCACGCCGGCCGAACTGCACCAGATCATGTGCGGCATCGTTCAGCGAGGGAAACAGCTTTAACGTGGTCGCGTCTCCTTCACTACGGTGATTTGCCCGGCGAGTCCGGGCATTCTTTTCTGGAATGCGCCTCGAATCCTCGATCTGCCCGCAATGCAAGCGCCTCTGGCGACTGAACATCGTCGAGATGCTGCGTGAAGCGAAGGGCAGGAGATGGGTGTGTCGCGTCTGCCAGATCGCCAACGAAGCGGATGCCGCAAATAGGCAGCGCGGGGAGCAACAGCATGAATCTGTCTGAGAAGGACATCGCCAGATTCTGGTCGAAAGTTGCCAAGCATGGCGAAGACGATTGTTGGCCTTGGTTGGCAGCTATCAATCATGGGTATGGGCAGTTCTTCGCTGCTGGGAAGAATCTCCGCGCGCATCGCGTTGCATGTCAGTTGGCGCATGGAGAGCAGCCCCACGACAAAGCCGAAAGTGCTCACCAGTGTCACAACCGCCTCTGCTGTAACCCGAAGCATTTGCATTGGGCAACCAGGGCGGTGAATGAGCAGGAGAAGGTAGAGGCTGGCCGCCAGGTGAAAGGTGAGCAAGCGCATTCCTCGAAACTGACAGAGCGAGACGTCATCGAGATCCGACGGTTGTACATGAGCAAGCAGGCAACACAGACCGGTTTATCCGGTCAGTTTGGCGTGAGCCAGAAGCAGATTCATCTCATCGTTACCCGAGCGCGCTGGAAGCACGTGCAGTGAGCAGTAACCGCAAATAACCGGGCGCGGTATAGAAGAAACGGTAGTGGGGGCCATTAGCCCAGCCCTGAATAACCGGTGTCGAGCCGGCTCAATAAACGTGGACGAATGGCGGAGCCGCACCGCCACGCGCAGATGGATGGCTACCGCACAAAGGCGCAGCAGTCTGCACGAATCCGGATATACCACCCTCGACCTAGCAACGCTTCAAAAAAAGCGGGTGGGAGGTTGCGCCCGTTCCATCGGTCCGGAGCTGAACATGATCGCGTACGCCATCTTCACGTCTGACGGCACACTGCTTGCCACGATCTCGACACCGATTCCGCCGACGCTCGAGCAGATGGCGGACTACTGCGCGGAAATTAATGGATTCGCCGACCGCGACGAATGGATGTACGAGGCGCGCATCGACGGCATCGCGTACGCGCCTGTTCACTGAATCTAGCGATAGTTCGTGATGCGACGTCCTTCCAGACATGCGGTTAGACAATCAGCCAGGCGATCGGGAAGGGCGACAATGCACTTGGCGTCCAGATCGCCGAGCTTGCCGGTTGCCAGCTTGTGGTCATTGTGCACCGGCATATCACCGCGGTAGTCCCAGTTCACGAGCGCGTTGGCGGCGTCTAGTTCGATCCATACGCAGCAGTCGGTATCGTTCAACGGAACGCCGTCCTTATCGTGATGGAGTCGAAACAGTACTTGCGCTCGGCTTGGGAAGGCTCCGTCCTGCTTCTCCGAATACGCCGCCTGAAAGCCGTGCTCGTTTATTTCTTCCACGAAGTGCTTAAATTCGGGTCGCAAGTACTCGCTCATCATTGCGTCGAATGCGACGCGAGAGTTGAACATCACCTTGCTGAGACGCCGGTCCTCATCGCGCCGCTTCTCGAAGTCAGCCTTCTCCTGCGCCGCCTTCGCCTTCAACAACTCGCTATACCTTTTCATGTGTACCCCGTGGCCCATCGTGCTCTGATTGTCGCCGGATCGCGATCGTTATTCGTATGCGCCGAGATAGATCCGTCGCTCATGGCGCGCAGGCATTTAATCACATCCGCTGCGGTCAAGAGACCTCGTAGCTTTCGCAGGTCGATTCCCTCGCGTGCGCGCACGTACGCGCGTGGAAAGGCTCAGGCGGATACAGCGGGAAGGGATGAGAAATGGAGGAAGAGGGTGCCCTGCGTGCCTCAAAAACACGCGTTTCCCGCTCCGCCTCATTCCATTCAAATACCTTTCTGTCACATTCAAAGGCTTACATGTTGCAGTGCATTCGCCGAGATCAGCGTATCGACCAACTGCGGAAATGTCGCAAGTAATTGATATTATTGAATTTGTGCAGTGCATTCCAATTTGACATAATGGCTGCTATCAGTCGAAACGGGGCATTATCAGCAGCGGATGAGATCAATTCTCATCTTTTCCTTACGAAAACATAACTCTGGGACCACCCGGGGGCCACCGGACGGGGGTGACGAAATTTCGCAGACCACCTCTCCAGTCTGCGCCCGGGAAAAACATTGATGATCCTCCGCGAGGAGGAAAGTCATGGCCCTGACCAATGGAGCGTTGCTGAAGGCGATCTCGGACGATCGCGCGCTCGGTTCCGCGATGCTGTTTCCGCATCGTCATCCGCAGGCGTCGCCGGCGTTCCACGTCGAGGTCATGGACCTCTGGCGATGTGCGGACGAGTGGGTGCTGATCGAGGCGTTTCGGGAGGGAGCGAAATCGACGCTGTCCGAGGAGCACCTGTTGATCGAGGCGTGCTTCGGCAACTTCGGGTACTGCCTGATCATTGGCGAGACGTACACAAAGGCCTGCCAGCGTCTCGAGGCGATCAAGTTCGAGGCGACCCGAAACACGAAGCTGCAGGGCCTTTTCGGCCGGCTGAAGGAGTCGGGGCGGGTCTGGAACGAGCACCAGATGGAGCTTTCGAACGGCGTCCTGCTCGAGGCTCACGGCTGGGAGGAAGAATTCCGCGGCTTCAAGTGGCGCGACATCCGGCCAGATCGGGCGTACCTCGACGACATCGAGAACAAGGAGCGGGTCAAGGACAAGGCGGCGGTCGACGCGTCGATGCGCAAGCTCTACCTCGAGCTGATCCCGGCGATGGACAAGGTCAAGGGCAAGATCCGGGTTACCGGCACGCCGCTGGCCGAGGACTGCATGATCACCCGGCTTCGCGAGAATCCGGACTGGACGAGCCGACGCTATCCGATCTGCAACGGCGACATCGACGATCCTGAGACGCGGGCGTTGTGGCCGGAGCGCTACCCGATGGACTGGGTCCGTCGGAAGCGCGACGAGATGGAGCGGGCGGGGCAACTCCGGGGCTTCATGCAGGAGTACATGCTCATGGCGATCGGCTCGCAGGATAAGCCGTTCGAGAGCGAGCATATCCGGGAATGCGCAGTCGATCCGGCGCCGTGGCTGCCGAAGGTCGTGATCACCGACCCCGCACGGACGACGGACGTGAAGAAGAGCGACCGGACTGGACGGGTAGTGGTCAGCCGGCTCGGCACGAAAATCTACGTGCACGCGAGCTCGGGCGAGTTCTGGAAGCCGGACGAGGTTATCGAAGACGCCTTCAAGACCTCCGCTCGGTATGGCGATGCGGCCGTCGCGATCGAGAAGAATTCGCTCGACGAATGGCTGCTGCAGCCGATGCGCGCGGAGATGCTCCGCCGCGGCGTGACGCTCGCGCTTCGCCCGCTCACTGCCCCCCAGGATCGGGACAAGGTGCAGTTCATCATGGGCATGCAGCCGTTCTTCGAGGCCGGCGACATCGTGCTGGTCGGCGGGAAAGGTCAGCATCCGAAGCTAGTGGCCGAGATCCTGAACTTCCCCAGCGGCAAGCGCGACATCCTCAACGCGCTCGCTTACTTCCAGCGCGTGTTCTCGGGTTCCCCGGTGTACGAGGACTTCGGACAGTGGAACATCGTGTCCGAGTATCAGCCGAGCCAGCAGCATCCCCTTGCCCTGGCGTTCAATTCGAACGGCACGGAGACAACTGCGGCGCTGGTCTGCATCGAGGGTCAGCGAATCGTCGTCGTGGCTGACTGGATCTCGCCAGTACCTCCAAAGGAAGCGGTATCCGACATTACGCAGCTCGTGCGCGCCGCGTTTCCACGCGCACGCGTGACGACATGGCTGCCGGCCGATGTGCTCGATCAGGCCGACCGCATGCCGATCGTGGCCGCGCTTCGCGCCGCGAACATGTACCCGATGCGCGGGGCATACGTGAACGTCGCGCGGGGTGCGCTATCGCCACTCATTCGTACGGAGGCCAAGGCTCGACGGTTGTTTCAGGTCGACCACGAAGGGGCCAAGCACACGGTCAACGCGATGGCCGGAGGCTACAACTACCCCGTCGACCGCGCGGGAAACCGGAATACGCTCCCCGAGACTGGTCCGCACCGTACCCTCGTCGAGGGACTCGAAGCGGCCGTGTATGTGATCTGCTCGCAGCAAGCGGACGTCCTGCCGGAAGGCGTGAACATGGGCGTGAACCCGCAGGGTGTGAGCTATCTGACCACTTTGCCGCGGAGATGAACATGGCAGTCGATCGCAAAATCACGCCCAAGGCGCCGTCGCAGCGCCCGTCGGATTTCTACAAGGGCAAGCAGCAGGGCGGCGCGTACGGCCGCGCCGAGAAGGTCGGCGAACGCATGTCGGGCGGTCCGATGCGCGAAAAGCTGCACAAGCCGGGTCTGTGATCGTGAAGAAGCGCCGCGAATTCCAGGGTACGCGCTCCGAGTCGCGTCCGGTCGGCGACTTCTTCGCCGAGAAGACGGCGAAGAAACCGAACGTCGACGATCGCCCGAAGCGCACACCGCGCGATCGCGGCACCGGCACGTTGCTCGAGCGCAAGCTCCGCGGCAAGGTGATCGGCTGATCCCTCCATGGCCCGCTCGAAGAAGCCGAAGAAGCAGAACGACAAGCCCGCGGTCGAGACACTGGACGCGCGGGCGCTCGACGCTGAGAAGACGGGCGAAGAGATCGAGAACTGGGCTGACCAGCCCGATTCCGACGCCTATACCGAAGCGGCGAAGCTGTACCCGAAGATCGCGAAGTGCTACCAGAACAAGCAGGAGCAGATGGACCGCTGCGAGGAGTACTGGTCCATCTACAACGCCCAGCCGGACGAGAATCAGCAGTACTCCGGCAATTCCCAGTGCTACATCCCGGCCGTGCGCAACGCCGTCAACGCGCGCGTGAAGCGCACGCTGGCGCAACTTTTCCCCGTGAACCACAAGCATATCGGCGCGACCGGACCGGACGGCAACATCCCGTTCGCGCAGATCAGCCTGCTCGAGCATTACATCCGCTCGGCCGCCATCAAGGATGTCGTGCGCGCGGACCTGATCGCGGGCGACGTGACCGGGCAGTGGAACCTCTACGTCGACTGGTCGCGAACGCAGCGCAGGATCACCGAACTGATCAAGAAGCCGCCGATTCTCGAGGATCATGAGCTGGGCGGGGAGGTCGAAGACGTTACCGCCGACGAGGACGACTGGGACTGGGAAAAGGAATCGAAAGACGTCACGACCGAAGGGCCGGACATCGTTCAGTTCGCCACCGAGGATCTGGCCGTCTATCCGCCGACCTGCAACGACATCGAGAAGGCTACTGCGACTGCGATCCGGCTGCGTCTGACGATCGATGCGGTGGAACGGTTCGTCGACGAGGGCGTCTTCGTCGGCGTCGAGGCGAAGGAACTGATCGACAACCTCGCAAAGCCGGACGGTGGCCGCGAGAAATACGTTCCGCCGAAGAAGCGCACCGGCGACGCCGGCATCCGCACGGAAGGCACGTTCAAGTACGCCCTGATCTACGAGGTCCACACGAATTTGGATCTCGGCAACGGCAAGGAGCCGTGCTTCGTGTATTTCGCGGGTCAGGATGTGATCCTAGGGATCATCCGCAACCCGTTCTGGTCGGGCAAACGGCCGATCATTTCGGCTCCGATCGAGCGCATCACGGGTTCGTTCTTCGGGATTTCGAAGATCGAGCCGGTCAAGTTCCTGCAGTGGAACCTGAACGACTACTGGAACATGGGACAGGACTCGGCACAGTACAGCCTGCTGCCGATCACCATGGTCGACCCGCTGTCGAGCCCGAACTACCAGTCGATGGTGGTAGGCCTCGCCGCGGTGTGGCTGACGGACCCGAACAAGACGAAATTCGCAAACTTCCCGGCCCTCTACAAGGACGCAATGATGCTCTGCCAGGGCATCAAGCAGGAAATCAACGAGTCGATGGACGTCAATGACGCCATGCTCGGGAAGATGCCCGCTGGCCGGAAGAACCAGGCGCAGATGGCTGCCATGGCGCAGCAGCAGGAATCGAACATCATCGACAACGCGAAGCGGTACGAGGAAGTCATCCTCAATCCGCTAGTCGAATGGATGTTCGAGCTCGATCGCCAGTTCCGTACCGAGGAACTGACGGTCGAAGTGCTCGGCGAGCTCGGCGCGCGCGCGAACCTGCAGACAATCCCACCGCAGGCGTTCGGCGAACGCTACTTCTTCCGCTGGTGCGGCACGTCGTATCAGCAGAACCTGCAGCGCATGCAGCAGATGATCGCCTGGATGAACGTGCTGCGCGGCATCCCGCCTCAGCAGCTCGACGGCCGGCGCCTGAACATCGGACCGATCCTCGAGTACGGTACGGAGCAGATCTTCGGGCCCGAAGTCGCGCCGCGCATCCTGATCGACGAGCGGAACCTATTCCATCTCGATCCTCAGGACGAGAACCTGATGATGCACAACGGCCTGCCGGCTGAGATCCATCAGGCCGACGACGATCGCGCACACATCGCAGCGCACCTACAGGCCGCGCAGCTCACGGGCGATCCGGCTGGTTTGTTCCGCGCGCACGTTCAGCAGCATCAGCAGGCCATGCAGGCGAAGCTCCAGGCGCAACAGGCGCCGAAGCAGCCGCAGGGGCAACCCGGCGTGCCGGGCGGCGCGGGGCCGGGCGTTGCAGGCACGCCGCGCGCGGGCGCGCAGCCTGGGCAACCTCGGCCTCAAGGACCCGCCGGAATGATTCACCCAGATCAGATCGCATCGCCGATGGCAGGTCCGCGATGAAGCACTTCTTCGCGCGAACGACTCCATGGCACACGGTCCAGACAGGGAACCTTATGGGGCATCTGACGTCCGCCGAGCGCGCCGCTGTCATCGCGCATGAGCGCGGGCACCTTGCGAACTGGCATGCAGAGAAGCGTCTTCTGTGGTTTCTGACGTTGCGCGTGTTCTGGGACTGGCATGGCTTCTTGAAGATGTGCGAGCAACAGGAGCTGGAAGCCGATCGATACGCGATTGGTCGGGGGCACGGCCGTGGGCTTCGGATGTTCCTGATCAAGCACGGGAACAAGCGCAAGCAACTGGGCTATCCATGTTTGCACAAGCGTCTGGAGGCTCTCGATGGCTGACGCTTTCCGAATCATTCCTCCGCAGGTGCGCGCCGAAGGCAAGGACGTACCGCCGGAACAGATCCAGGCGGGGTTTAACGCACTCGCCAATCAGGTCACGGTGGCATTGAACAACGTCGCGAGTGACCCAACGGGCCCCGCCGGCGGAGATCTTTCGGGAAACTATCCTAATCCGACGGTGTCGGGAGTGAACGGATCGCCGGCTGGAACGATGGCGAACCAGAACGCGAACGCAGTGAACATCACGGGCGGCTCTATCGCGAACACGCCCATCAGCGGATCGACGGGTGTGTTCACGAGCGCGTTTGCTAGCGGTGGATCGGTGCCGGCAGTCACAACGACGGGCACGCAGATTTACAACAGCCCGAATCCGACGGTGCAGTTCATCGATTCGATTCGCAGCGTCGGCAACAAGAACGCCTACGCGACGTGGGGCGCGACGGTCTTGGCATTGGGATTCGCCAATGACGCGTTCACCAGCTTTACCAATGCGCTCACGATAACCGGTGGTTTCGCGTCAGGCATCAGTGGCATGACGTCGAACAGCGGATCGGGTACCTGGACTCATACCGGCGCCTTCAGCGCGACGAGTTTCACCGTCACGACTGCGATTGGCGTTGCCTCGGGCGGGACCGGACGCTCCACGCTTACGGCGCATGGCGTGCTGATCGGTGAAGGAACGTCGGCAATCAACCAGACTTCCGCCGGCACGTCCGGACAGCCGTTGCTGTCTGGCGGCGCTTCTGCCGATCCTAATTGGGGGACGCTCTCACCGACAGCCGGCGGGACCGGTCTGACGTCGATTACCGCACACGGCGTAATGATCGGCGAAGGGACGAGCAACGTCGCAACGGTAGCGCCAAATGCAACAGTCGGTCTCGCGCTGATCAGCCAAGGCGCATCAGCCGATCCGGTCTACGGGAATCCGTCTGGCACGTTTATCAATGTGCAGCGCTTCACATCGAGTGGCACATACGCGCCTACGGCGGGAACGAACAGCGTGATCGTCGAAATTCAAGGTGGAGGCGGCGCTGGCGGCGGCGCTCCGAGCACATCCACTGGGCAATTCTCCGCTGGACTCGGCGGCGGCGCTGGGGGCTACGTAAAGCACCGCATGACCACTGGGTTCAGTGGCGCGACCGTAACAGTTGGCTCGGGCGGCGTTGGGACTTCAGGAGCCGCCGGGGGCAATGGCGGGTCCTCCGCCTTCGCCGGTGTCACTGCGAACGGTGGGACAGGAGGCGGCGTCATTGCAGCAGGAACTGTGGGCAACGCTGGGGCAAGCGCAGGTGGAACCGCAAGTGGCGGGAGCCTTCTCAATGTCTCCGGGAATCCCGGTGGCTTCACTACCTTTAGCCAGCCCAACAACATCGGAATTCCTTCTAACGGAGGAGCTTCTATCCTGGGGGCCGGCGGCAATGGAGTCTTCAGCTCCACTGGCGGGGCAGCAACCGGGTTTGGCGCTGGCGGCGGTGGCAACCTAAACACCGCATCACAAGCGGCGATGACTGGAGGAGCCGGATCGCCTGGTGTCGTGATCGTCTGGGAGTACGCATGATGGCCATCTATGCGGTTGTTGAAAACGGTGTTGTCGTCAACACGATCGAATGGGACGGAGCGGCGCAATGGGCACCCCCGACTGGCTGCTCGCTTCAGCAGATTCCGCTTGGTGCATACGTCGGGATCGGATCTACGTTCGACGGCCAGACCTTCACCGCGCCACCTGCGCCTGCGCCGATCACGATGTGGGCTTTGTGAAGACGGGAAACCGGAATAAAAAGTGCGGAACCCTGATCAGGAGATCATCGTGCGCAAAACTGTTCTGGCCCGCTTGCTAGGCCTCATCTTCCCGGCCGTTGGCGCCGGCAATCCGCCGAGCATCCCGGATAACGGCGCGATGCCCGATCAGATCGGTCTGTACAACGCAGTCCTCGGCATGAACCCGTTCCAGGAAACCGGCTACAACGTCGCCGCCAACACGTCGGGCTTCACGCTCAGCGCCGCGCAGGTCTCCGGCGCCGCGCAGAACTTCCTGAACCTCACTGGCACGCTCGGTGCTGGCGCGAACGCGCAGCTGCCGACGGTGGCCGCGCTTCTTGCGCAGCTGCCGACGGTGGTGCAGAACGCGCCGATCGGGCTCAGTTTCCAGCTGCGCGTCATCAACAGCTCGAGCGGCGCGTTCGCCTGGACGGTGACGACGAACACGGGCTGGACGCTCGGCGGCACCATGACGATCGCGCAGAACACCTGGCGCGATTTCATCGTCACCATCACCAGCGCGACGACCGCAACGCTTCAGGCGGTCGGTACGGGCACGCAATCGTAAGGGCAGTCATGAGCAAGCTCCTGCAGCGACTTCTCGGTTTCCTGTTTCCTGGCGTCGACGACGACGCTGCGGATCCTGGCGCTGGTCGCGGGGATGACGGCGCTGATCCTGGCGCTGCTGGCGGTGGCGATGCTGACGCTGGCGATCCTGGTGCTGGTGTTCCGGAAGACGATTTCGACTTCGATTTCGTCGAGCCGACTCCAGCGCGACGCCCGACTTCCGAAGCCGATCGACTCGCCGCCCTCGAAGCGGAAGTAGAACGTCGCGGTCGCATGGTGGATGCATCGCGTTCGCCTGCTCCGACTGTGCCCGTCGCAGACCGTGATTTCGAAGCCGAGGAGGCGCGCCTCCGCGATCCGAATCTGGATCCGATGGAGCGCTGGCAGATCCAGTCGAACCGCACGCTGCGCCAGAGCCAACAGGCCGCGCAGGCTGCGCTGTTTCAAGCGCAGGATCTCCGAGATCAGACGCTTTTCGAATCGAAGATCGCGAGTGACCCGCACCGCGCGCGCTATCGCGACCGCGTCGAGCAGGCCGTGCAGGAAGAACGCCGCGCGGGGCGCAATGCCTCGCGTGAGGCGGTCTATTACTTCCTGCTCGGCAAGGACATCGCGGACGGCAAGCTGAAGCCCAAGGCCAAGGCGAAAGCGCCGGCCGCCGACGTGCCGCGCGGCAAGACCCCGGGCGTGCGCTCGAACGTGCCGCCCGCGCGCGGGCAAACCGAACACCAGAAGCGCGCCGCGCGGCTGGCCGACGTGAACATCTGACCAGCACGAGGACACCATGCTGACGAAAATTCTGGCCCTCCTGACGGGCCTCATGTTCCCCGGGGTGACGAACCAGTCGTCGAGCTTCACGGCTGACGTCGAAGCGTACATCCAGGAAGAGGTCGAGCCGCTAGCGCGCCGCCAACTGGTTGCATACCAGTTCGGCAAACCGCTCAAGCTCGACACGAACCGCGGTACGACGTACACCACGTCGCGCTACCAGCGCCTGCCGCTGCCGTACGCGCCGCTGCAGGAAGGCGTCGCGCCCCCGGGTGAAGCGATGACGCTGCAGCAGGTCAGTGCGACCGCGCAGCAGTGGGGCGACCGCGTCATCATCACCGACGTGGCGAACCTCACGATCAAGCACCCGCTGTTCCAGCAAGCGTGCGAACTGGTGTCGCTGCAGATGCCGGAAACGCTCGAGCGCAACACGCTGAACACGCTGCTGTCCGCGCCGCAGGTGAACTACGCCGGCGGCGTCGCAAACCGTGCCGCCCTGACTGCGTCGAATGTGATGTCGCCGCATGAATCGAACCGCCTGTTCGCGTCGATGGCCGCATACGGCGTGCCGCGCTTCAATGGCGACGAGCGCGAAGACATGATGATCGAGGCGGGCGCCTACCGCGATCCGTCGCAGACGCCGCGCGTCAAGCAGCATTACGTCGCGCTGATCAGCCCGTTCTCGGCGCAGGACATGCGCGAGAACTCGTCGGTGCAGCAAGCGTGGGCATACAGCGACGTCAATCGGCTCTACAACAACGAGCTCGGCGATTTCGGCGGCATCCGGTTCTGCGAAACGAACATGATGCCGTACTGGACGGGAGCAGCCGCGATCAACGGCTCCGCGTCGACGTCGGGCGGCCAACTCACGACGGGCACGTACTACATCCAGGTGACGGCCGCGCCGGCTCTGACGTCGGTCGAGCAGACGATCTACCAGGTGTCGTCGTCGATCAGCGTCACGGGCCCGACGGGCGCGATCTCGGTGACCCTGCCGTCGTTCCCGAACTACGTGTTCAACGTGTATATCGGGACGACCGCGAACCCGGCGAACCTCGCCACGGCGATCGGCAATGGCGTTCCGGTAACCGGCGTGCTCGCCGGCCAGGCGACGCAGCTGCAGCCGAACCAGACGATCACGCTGACCGGCGTCGGCGTCTCGCAGGTTCCGCCGGCCGCGCCGGCCACCGGTGTGTCGGTGTTCCCGGTGCTGTTCATCGGCAACCACAGCTACGGCCAGGTGCTGCTCGAGAACCCCGAGTTCCACTACCTGACGGGCGCCGACAAGTCGGATCCGCTGAACCAAACTCGGGTCGTGTCGTGGAAGGTTTTCTACGGCTCGATCCTGCTCAACACGGCCTTCCTGGCCCGCGTTGAATGCGGCTCCGCATTCGCACCGGGCTACCAGGGCGGTACCGTGACCACCCCGTAAGGAGTAACTGATGGCCGCACGTAACTCGCAGGAGCCGGAGAAACCGGCTCCCGGGTCGGCTGATGCCGACGAATTGCTCGGCGGTGCCGCGCCGGTCGAGGAAAGCCGTGAAGAGCTGCTCGAGCGTATCAAAGCGCTCGAAGCCGAGAACGCCAAACTGGGGGCCGCGAAGGATATCGCCGAGGAAGAATCGGCGCGTCTGTCGGCGCAGGCCCAGTCGGCCCTGCTGACGTCGGGCGTTGTCGAACGCTTCGCAGGCAAGGCCGAGGACGGCGAGACGGATCTCTGGTGGTATCGCATCGACCTCGCACCGTGTGGCGGCGAGCATCTGAAGATCAATGGCACGCCGTATCTGCATGGCCACACGTACAAGTTCGACACGGACACCCTCCGCTCGATCAAGGAAATGGTCGCGCGCACCTGGGTGCACGAGAACGACATCAACGGCCATGCCTTCAATCCGTATCGGCAAGCGCAAAACAAGGTGCTCGGAGGCGGCCCCGTGCCGGCCTGGGCACGATCGTAATTCTCCACCCGGAAAGGAAGACCATGTCGCAAGCCTCTCAGGAAGTTACGGCTGCAACGGTGATCGGCAACTTCTCGATCACTCTCCCGGCGCCGAATCAGGCGCAACTCTCGGCCAGCGGTTATCTGGTCGAGGGCGAGGATAAGGCGTCGCTGGACGCCCGGATGGACACCGTGCGCGAGGCGCTCCAGCGTCAGCAACGCATGCTGGAGATCCCGGTCCTCGAAGCCCACATCGAACAGTGGGAAAAGGCGCGTGACGACGTCGCACGCTCATATGCGGATCTGCTCGAACGCCACAACGCGAAAGCGGCCGGCAAGACCGGTTCGAAGGCGCTGTCGAGTCAGGAGCAGGCGAATCTGAAGAATGCGCCGCAGCAGTTGAAGGGCATCGAGGCCGAGCTCGAGAAAGCGCGCAAGAAGATCGAAGCCGCGCGCGCTGGAGCATGAAATGGCCTACCTCCAGGCCCAGCAGATCGTCGCGCGCGCCTGCGCGATTGCGAAGGCGCCGGGATGGTTGTCGCAAGGCGGCATCTATCTGAACATGGTCCTGGAGGACCTATGGCTTCATCGCGACCTGAAGATCAATCGGGTTGTTGAACCGGTCATTGTGCAGGCGAACAACTACGGACCGTTCGTGTTGCCGCTGAACTACCTGCGCACGTACGACCTGTTCTTCCAGCAGAACAACCTACCGTATTTCCTGCACCCGATTTCGCCAGAGGAGTGGGACCAAGAGTTCAAGGATCCATCGATCGCGAACTATCCGTACGAGTTCATGACGCTGCTGTACGATGAGACGACGGCGCAGGCGAACAACTCGGCGGGGCAGCTCTTCATCTACCCACAGTCGTCGGGGCAGATCACGCTCACCCATCGGTACATGGTGAAGCAGCCGGACATCACGACGCCGGAATCGTCGACGGTGATCCCCTGGTTTCCGGACCAGAACTATCTGATCAAGGCTACCGCGGTAGAGCTGATGGGCGAGACGGACGACGTCCGGCAGGAATCGTTCCGTGCGCAGTGCGAGGCCATGCTGTGCACGCACCTGATCATGGAAGGCGACGAGCAGCAAGTCGTCAAGTCGGTGCGGCTCGATCCGCGGCGCTTCCACACGAATCGCACGCTCAAGCCGACGAAGATCACGGACTAGGGCCATGGCTATCCGCAATGCGAAGCCGGTCCGGTTCACCCCGAAAGGGCTGTGCGACGCGTTCGACGCGACAGATGCGTTCGCCGGCGCGTGCCAGCTCCTGAGCAATCTCGTATTCGACCAGGGGAATCCGGAGATCGTCGTCGCGCGCCCTGGCGTAGGCGCCGCGGTCACGTTGTTCGGCTCGTTCACATCCCCGACGTTCGTCTCGGTGTACATCGTGGTCGGAACCATGGTGTACGGGATGGTATCGACCGGGCGGAACGCAGGCAATGACGAGCCGTTCGCCTACAACCTCCTCACGAACAGCTTCGTGACCGTCACCGGCGTCACCGCCGGGAACACGCCGGCCTCGCCGGCGACGAGCGGTCCGTGGACGCCTCCGACGATGGCTGTCATCGGTACGAGCATCATTGTCACGCACCCGGGTTTCAGCGGATCCGGTTCGAACTTCTTCGGCGTTATCAATATCAGCAACCCCGCGTCGCCGGCGTGGAGCGCATCGAACCTCGCCACGAATGCTCTGCCCGGCGTGCCGACGGCCGTCGCGAACTTCAACAACCGGGCATGGTACGCGGTGGCGAACGTGGCGTATTTCAGCGATGCGCTTGCGCCGACCACGCGCACCAACGCGACGCAATCCGTCACGGTTGGAGACACGACGCCGATCACGGCGTTCTCGGGCCTGCCGGTTCAAACGACGTCGGCCGGCGTGATCGGCGCGTTGGTGGCGTTCAAGCAGAGCCAGGTATGGCAGATCACGGGCGATACAACCACGAACAATCTGGCGCTGAACTATATTTCACTGACGACCGGTTGCATTGCGCCGCGCAGCGTCGTGCAGGGTCCGTTCGGCATCTTCTTCGCCGGCATCGATGCGCCGTACATCCTGAACTTCCTCGGCACGCTCGTACCGTTGTCGAGCCGGCCGGGGAATGACTTCCCGGCCGACCTGCAGGTGCCTTTCCAGAATACAACGCAGCCGTCGAGAATCAGCGCTGCGTTCGCCGGAAACATCTATCGCGTGTGCGTGCCGACGTTGATCCAGGGTCAGGCGCAGACGAACGACTACTGGTACGACATTCGCAGAAAGCGGTGGAGCGGTCCCCACACCTTCATATACGACTGCGCGGCTCAGTACGGTGAATCGTTTGTCCTGTCCGGTGCATCGTCCGGCGCGGCACTGTTCGTGAGCGCCACCATCCCGACAGCGAACTCCGTGTACCTAGATGCAGGGTCGTCGTTCCTCTGTCACTTGAGATCGTCGAATTTCCCGAAGACCGGCCATATGCAGCAGGTCCAGGTCGTTGAATCGACGATCGAGCTGGCGTCGACCGGAGCCACGGTGAACTTCAACCTGACCGCTTTGGACGATCAGCAGAATACGCTCGCCACAACGTACATCCAGACGAATTCCTCGGGCTCCACGTGGGGCGGATTTCTTTGGGGCGGCGCCAACTGGTCATCGAACGGCAGCATCCCGCACGTGTTCGGCATCCCATGGCCGAAGGCACTCGTCTTCCAAAAAATGTCGATCGATGTTTCGATGACCCCGGTCAACAAGGCTCAGATCGGGACCTTCTTCGCGCGGTATCAGGACACCGGCTATACCAACCAGGGGTAGAACATGTCGAACATCATCGGAAACCTGCCGGTCGCTTTGTCCAACGGTACGACCGCCGACGCATCTCAGGTCATGGCCGACCTGAACTTCATCGTCAACCAGGTGAATGCGAATGCGCTCCCAAACGGCGCGGGCAGCATGCCGAATCTCGCCGCAATCGGTCCGGTTCCGACCTTAGCGCTCACGGTCACGTATGACCCGGGGCTTCAAATCACCAACACGTCCGGCGCCGACGGAGCGGTGATTATGCTGCTGGGCAACGGGCCGACTACTCCGAGCAAGCGAATCCGCGTAACGAACGGTGTCCTGCAAGTCGTGAATGACACGAACACGACCGTGCTTACGTCGATCGACGACGCCGGAAACCTTGTGGCAAAAGGGAACCTTTCTGCATCGGGCAGCGCATTTATCACCGGAAGCATGACGGTCGGCGGCGACATCACGGCGCAGTCCGACCGCCGTACGAAATCCAGAATTGAGCGCATCCGTAACGCCACTGAAACCGTGTTGGCGTGGGTGGGCATCACGTTCCAGCGCAAAGGCGACAAGACGAAGCGGCGGCACGCCGGCTTTGTCGCCGACGATATGCCGGCGGAACTCGTCCATACGGATGAAAACGGGATCAAGAGCCTGGCATATGGCAACGCCACGGCCTACCTCGCCGAAGCGTTCAAGGAGCTCGAATCACGAGTGCGCAAGCTGGAGGCAGCGAAGTGACTCTCCCGGCCTCGTTTCCGCTTTCGATGTCCCAGGTTGCGACCGAGCTGGGCCTGTCTCTCCCGCTGTCGATGAGCAATTCGTGGGTGATCGCGTTGGCGGGAAAGAGTGCGCTTCCCGTCAGCTTCTCGAACCTGCTTGGCAAAACTGGGCGCTTCGACGGGAATTTGACCACACAGAGCGGGGGAACGTCTCCGCCCACGGTGAAGGTAATTCCGAATGCGACGTTTTTCGGCGGCACGATCGCCACCGTGGCAAGCAATACGGGCGGTGGATGCAGTCTGGTGTTTTCGTCGACGCCAAACTGGACCGGAAAAATCCGGATCACCAACAACACGCTCGGTCTATCTGCGGTGTTTACCTTCGCTGGCGGAAATCTGTGGACCACTTCGACCGGGGGAGGATTCATCGGAACGGTGGGTTCGACCTACAGCTTCACCATCTTGCCCTCGAGCTGATCAACTCGGGAAACAAAACTACCATCACCACCAACAATCGGGGAAACCATGGGAAACCGGACTCTCACCGAAGACGACGTCAAAGCGATTGCCGAGCAGATCGAAAGCGGCATCACCCAGCGTTTCCAGCTCAATGTCGGCCGCGGGATTCTGGGTCTGGTGTGGCGCGTTTTCATGTACGCCCTGGTTGCCGTAGCAGCCTACGGAGCAGGCGGCGGCCTCAAGAAGTTCTTCTAGGAGATGGACATGCTCGAATCGATCAAATCCGCCATCGAGGCACGCTTTCAGGCGCTGGCCAATGACGGCCGTGCCTTCGTCGACAAGGTCGAGGAAATTGTGGGGCTCGGCAACGCCGCGAAGGAACTGTCCGACCTGGAATCGCGCGTGACCTCGATCGTCAACGATGCCGAGGCCACCGTCGAGAAGAAGGTCGAGCAGATCCTGCACACGGTGGGCAAGCTGTGAGCAGCTTCGACGACGCCTTCGCGGCCCTGATGGGCAACGAGGGCGGGTATTCGAACAACCCGGCCGATCCTGGTGGCGAAACGATGTGGGGTGTTACCGCTCGCGTCGCGCGTGCCCATGGGTACGGCGGTGATATGCGCCAGTTGCCCCAGACCACAGCGAAGTTGATCGCGAAAACTGTCTACTGGGATCCGTACTACTGCGACCAGTTCGATCCTCGCATCGCGTTCCAGGTGTTCGACGCCGCATACAACGGCGGTCTGCCTGTGACGTGGCTGCAGGAAGCTGCCGGCCTGAAGCCCGATGGTCGCATTGGCCCAGTGACGATCGCCGCGGTGAACGCGGCCGATCCGTTGCGGATCGTTGCGCGCTTCCTCGCATACCGGTTGAAGTATCTGGCCGATCTGCACAACTGGCCAGCATTCAGCCACGGGTGGGCGAATCGCATCGCCAACAACCTTTTGAAGGGAGCCGCGTGATGGGATTCCTCGATCCGATTTCCGCAGTCTCCGACGTTGTCGGGAAAATCATTGACCGGGTCTGGCCGGACCCGGCGCAGGCGGCTGCGGCGAAGCTTCAGTTGCTGCAGCTGCAGCAGACTGGCGAACTCGCACAGATCACCGGTCAGATGCAGATCAATCAGGCCGAGGCCCAAAGCAGCGATCCGCTGCAGCACTGGCGTGGCGGGATGGGTTGGGTGTGCGTGGCCGGCTACGCATGGAACTTCGTGCTGCGTCCGGCGATCAGCGACATATCCGCGCTGTTCGGGCATCACATCGTCTTGACGGAAATGGACCTTACGCAGCTCGCGACGATCACGATCGGCATGCTCGGACTCGGCGGGATGCACGTCTATCAGCAGGTCAAAGGGAAATGAACAACCTGATCCGAATCGGTGCAGGTATCGACACGGCCCCGTTGCTACTTGCCATCGCGCGTCAGCCTGGTCTTTGGAATCGGCATACCGCCCGTACCGATCCAAAAGGCGGTCCTCACGCTGACGTCTCCGACATCTGGCTTCGGTACAACGACGAGAAGCCGTATAAGGCCGCCGGTGACTACACCGGATTCAACGATGCGCACGATGCGATCTTCTATCCGGAATGGTACGCGCTGCCGCAAGTACGGCCGATCGTGTTTGGGTTGATGGCGCGCGTCGAGGGAACTCGGCTGGGTGGCGTCCTGATCACGAAGATTCCGGCAGGGAAGCGCGTGCTGCCGCACGCCGACGACAACTGGCACGTGCGGCACTACAACACCAAGCTTTACGTCCCGTTGCAGTCGAACGCGAAGTGCTGGAACCGGGTGGAGGACGAAACGGTGGTGATGGCGCCGGGCGAAGTCTGGTATTTCGACAACACGAAGGAGCACGAAGTGATCAACGAAGGCGACGACGATCGGATCACGTTGATCGTGTCGATCAGGTGCGAGAAATGACCATCAAGCATCACTTCACCGCCGGCGGCGTATATGCCCGTGAACAGACGCTGCACGCCGGCGAGGAAGTGCAGAAGCACGTGCACGACTATGACCACCTCAGCTATCTGGCGCACGGCACCGCGATGCTCGACGTCGACGGGGAGCTGAGCGTGCTGCACGGTCCGTGCATGCTCGAAGTGAAGGCCGGCCGCGTGCATCGCATTACCGCGCTGACAAACCTGACATGGCTCTGCATTCACGCTGAAAGCGTTGCGGACCCGGAAACGTTGATGAAGGGGTGAAGCCATGCCGTGGGGAGCAGTCGCTGGGGTAGTCGGGAGCGTCGCAGGCTCCGCAATTTCCGGGGCCATGTCGCCTAGCACGTCGGGCGGCGGCGGATCCTACTACGTACCCACTGGGTTGCCAGCCGCAGATTCGGGCTGGATCGGCTTGCTCGGACAGCTCGGCAACACGTACTACGGCACCAATCCCGACATCCTGAACACGCTGCAGACCGCGTTCGGCAATTCGCTGAACGCGAACGGGCAGTACGCGCCGGGCTACCAGAATGCTGCGAATGCTGCCGGCACAGCGTACGGCAACCTCGCGAACTCGATGGGCACGCAGGCGACCGGCAATTACGGTATGCAGAACGCGCTGCAACAGGCTGGCGCGAACGTCTTCAACATGGCGCTCGATCCACAGAACGCCCTGTACGATCGGACGCGCCAGCAGCTGCAGGACCAGACCGGTATCACGAACAGCATGTACGGTCTCGGGTCGTCCGCAGCCGGTGCAGGCGTTGCGAACCAGGCTCTTTCGAACTTCAACATCGACTGGCAGAACAACCAGCTCGGGCGAGCGGTTCAGGGCCTTGGGGCGTATGCCGGCGCCGGGAATACGGCGCTCAACTACGGGCAGCTGGCGAACCAGCAAGCGTCGGCGGCGCCGGGGTACATGCTGTCGGCCGGCTCGACGCCGCACCAGACCGCGACGACGCTGGCCGGTGCGCCCATTTCGATGACGAATGCGTACACGGGCGCGCTGAACAGCGGCGTGTACGGTCCGATCGAGGGCATCCAAGGCCAGATCATCCCGTACATGAACCAGGGTATCGGCGCGCAGGCGGTGCCGTTCCAGAGTCAGGCGCAGGGCGCGGGTGCGCTCGGCAGCATGGTTTCGCAGGGAATCAGCGGCCTTGGTAGCAACTCACAGGTTCAAAACGCTTTCTCGAACTTCTTCAGTCCCGCAAGCGGATCATTCAGCGGTGGCGATTTCAGCGGTGCTTTCACGTCCAGCCCGTACTACTCGGGCGGCGGGAACTCGTACGGTTTCACGATGGGGTAAGCCATGGCCGGACTCGCAGGGCTTCCGTACTTCCTACAGTACCAGCAGCAAGCTCAGGAGAGCGCGCTGCGGCGTCAGTACGCGCAGTTGCAGCTTGCATCGTTCCAGCAGGAGCAGCAGGATCGTCAACGCAAACAGGCTGCACTCGAGGCGGCTGGGAACGCGCTGCCGATGCTTCTTGCACCGCAAGGGCAGCAGGGACAGCCTGCGCAAATGCCGCCCCCGCCGCAAGCGCCGAACCCTGGTCAGGCGTCCATGCCGGCTCCGCCGATGCAGTCTACGCCTGCACTGGGGCAGATTCCTCCGTTGCCTCCCGGGATGCCGCCAGGCGTGTCTGGAACGACCGGCGCCATTGGAAAGCCTCCGCTTCCTCCGTTCCAACCCATGCCGACTGCAGGTTCTCCGGCGCAAGCCACGCCGCCGCAGATTCCGGCTCCTCCGTCGAACGTTCCGGGACCGATGCAGCAACCGTCCGGGCCGCTTTCGCTCGACGGCGCCATCAAGGTGCTGAAGGATCAGGGGTTGTCTGGCGCCGACCTGATGGCCGGCTTGCAACAGTTGACACCGATTCTTGATTCGCAGGCGAAGCAGCAAGCTGCGCAGATCCAGCAGCAGTTCCAACACCAACTGCAGATCGCTCAGCTTCAGGAACGCTACGACGCACTGCGCCAGCGGGCCGAGGACAATGCACTGAACCGCGAAGATCGTCGGCAAGCCCGTGCCGAATCGAATCAGCTACGTGCTGAATCGATCGCACTTCGCCGGCAGGCGATCGCGATGGCAAACGGTGACGACGCGAAATTCTCGCCCGACGATCTGAAGTTCCTGGCGGAGCAGGCGCGCGCGGGTGACACGTCCGTCTACCAGAACCTCGGTCGTGGCGCGCAGGGCTCGAAGAACATCATCGCGCTGCGCCGCGAAGTGATGCGCCAGGAGCGCGAGGCGGGCGGCACCGGTGCGGACATCGCAGCCGCGAATGCTGGCTTCCAGGGGGAGAAAGCGGCGTCCCGCACCGGTGCGACGCGCGCGGCGAACATCGGCATGGCTGTCGCGGAAGCGCAGAAGACTTTCCCGCTCGTGCGCGAAGCATCTGCCGCACTGCCGCGCACCGAGTTTCCGGGCGTGAACCGCGCGATGCAGGCGGCCCAAACGGGCACGGGCGACCCTCGTGTCGTTGCGCTCGGCACCGCACTGAACACGTCGGTGAACGCCTACGCGCGCGCGATCAGCCCGACCGGCGTGCCCACGGTGTCCGACAAGGAGCATGCACGCGAACTGCTGTCCACAGCCAGCACGCCAGAGCAGCTGAACGCTGTGCTGTCGATGATGGAAAAGGAAATGTCGGCGGCCCGCCAGGCGCCGACCGAAGTGCAGGCGCAGCAGAAGGCCCGCATTTCCGGCCGCGGTGAAGGCGCGCCGGCGGTCGGTACGGTCGAGGGCGGTTACAGGTTCAAGGGCGGTGACCCGTCGAAGCAAAGCAACTGGGAGAAGATGTAATGGCTGGCCCGTGGGAAAAATACGCGCAGGACACCGCTGCGTCGACGACTGGGCCGTGGGACAAGTACGGCGGTTCGGCGCCGGCGGTGGCTGTACCGCGCGGCCCGGTTCCGCCTCTCGACCGCCTGCCGCCTGATAGCCCGGCACCAGCCATGACGTCGAAGCATGCCGACACCATCGCGGAGCGCCTGCTTGGCCTAGGCAAGAGCGCGGTCGGGCTCGGTGAAGCCGGCCTGTCGGCTGCAACCGGCGCGCTGGCCGCGCCCGTAGGCGCCGCATACGGTATCGGCAAGACGCTCACGAGTGGCAAGTACGGCACGCAGCAAGGTATCGACGAAGGCGAACGCGCCGGCGCCTCGCTGGCCAACAAGCTGACGTACCAGCCGCGCACCGCGGCCGGCCGGGCCGACATCGATGCGCTGAGCAATTCAGGGCTGATGCACGCGCTGCAGGGCCTGCCGGTCGAGTCCCCGATGATCGCGCGGATCCCGGAAGTGCCGCGCGGCGTGCTGGCGACCGGCGAAGGCGCAGCAGGCGCCGCGCGCGCTGGGGCGAATGCCGTCGGCCGCAGTGCCGTGCGCGCCGCTGCTCGTGCGCTGCCTGAAGTCGATCCGGAGACGCTGCGGCTCGCGCGCGAGGCGCACGAGATGGGTTTCCGCTTCCGGCCGGACCAGATGTACGAGAACAAATTCGGGCGCATCGCCGGGCAGTTGTCGTCGGACGTGCCGTTCTCCGGCGAGACGTCGGGCGCGAACCAGCGCGTGTTCAACCAACGGCTCATCAGCGCGATCGGTGGTGAAGGCGACAAGCTGACGCGCCAGGTGTACGCCAACGCGATGAAGAAGTCGGGGACCGAGATCGACGCGATCACGGCTGCGCACAGCATCCCGGTCGACAACGCGTTCCTGAACCGCCTGCAGCGTGCGAAGGGCAACCAGCTGCCGGAGGTGCAGGGCGTCGTGCAGGGGTATATCGACGATCTGGAGGCGCTGGCCGGCCCGCGCCAGACGCTCGCCGGTGGTGGCGCGACATCGGCTGCGCGGCAGCTTGATGGGGCGAAGTTGCGCCCCTTCCTGACGAAGCTGAAGTCGACGATCCGCAGCACGTCGAACGGGGATCTGCGGCACGCGCTGAGCGATCTGCAGGGGGAAATCGAAGACGCATTCCTTCCGCAACTGTCGGCCGATGAAGCGGCGCGCTATGCGGCCGCGCGACGCCAGTATGCGATCGGGAAGACGATCGAGCCGCTCGTGGCTAAGTCGCCGGGCGGAAATATCAGTCCGAAGGCATTGATGGGCGCAGTCACGTCGAACGCGTACGGTAAGCGCGCGATGGCGATGGGCCAGGGCGGCGAGCTGGGCAAGCTGGCGGACATCGGTTCGCTGTTTCTGCGCGAGCCCGGCACGTCCAACACGGCCGAGCGCGGCATCGTGGCCGGCGTGCTTGGTGGCGCGGGGCTCGGCGTTAACCCCGCTGCCGCTGTGGCGCCCTGGGCCGCCGCCAACCTGTACAACCGCGCCGGGCCCGCCATCACCGAACAACTCCTTCAACGGCCGCCTGCCCCATGAGAATCCTCGCGATCGACGTCGGCTCGAATTGCCTCGATTGGCTGATGCGCTGCCAGGAGTGGGGGCATCAGGTCCTCTGGTACGACAAGCCGCGCCCGGACGGCACCGACCGCCACGCCGGCGAAGGCATCGTGCCGAAGATCCGTGACTACGACGAGCTGCGTCGGAAGTGGCTGGGCTGGGCTGACCTGATCTACACGCCTGACAACGTCAGCTATCTCGACATGCTTGAGCCGTACCGCCGAATCGGTTATCCGATCTACGGCTGCAACCTGGCGGCCGTCGAATGGGAGCTCGACCGCGAGGCGGGACAGAAGGTCATGGAGGAGTGCGGGATGCGGATCATCCCTGGCAAGACGTTCCACGACTACGATTCCGCGATCGCCTACGTGAAGAAGCACGGCAAGGCGTTCGTGTCGAAGCCGTCCGGTGATGGTGAGCGCGCGATGTCCTACGTCGCCGACAGCGCGGCCGACATGGTCTACATGCTCGGCCGGTGGAACAAGATCGACAAGTACTGCTCTGCCGCGCGCAAAGACGGCTTCATCCTGCAGGAGAAGATCAGCGGCATCGAGATGGCCGTGGGCGGCTTCTTCGGTCCGGACGGCTGGTCGAAGGGCTGGGTCGAGAACTGGGAAAACAAGAAGCTGATGAACGGCGACTTGGGTGTGAACACGGGCGAGATGGGCACCACGGTGCGCGTCGTCCGGCAGTCGAAGCTTGCCGACGAGGTACTGAAGCCTGCTACCGAGCACCTGAAGACGATCGGCTACGTCGGCTACGTCGACGTCAATTGCATGATCCCGACCGACGGGAAGGGACCGTATCCGCTCGAGTGGACGATGCGCGATGGCTGGCCGATCCGGCACAATCTGACCGCCCTGATCGAGGGCGACCCTGCGCAATGGATGGCCGACAAGATCCAGGGCCGCGACACGCTGAAGATCCGCATGGACGAAGTGTGCATCTCGGTGCTCATGGCGCTGCCCGACTTCCCCTACTCGAAGATCACGAACAAGGAACTGTGCGGGATCCCGATCTACGGCGCTGAAGACATGGAGCACCTGCACTTCTCCGAGGTCATGATGGGCGTGGCGCCGCGCGAAGTGAACGGCAAGGTGGTGAACCTGCCGGGTCCGGTGACGGCCGGCGACTACGTGCTCATCGCGACGGGTACAGGCGAGACGATCACCGGCGCGCGCCGGTCGGCCTACAGCGCGATCAAGAAGGTGAAGATCCCGAACAGCCCGTTCTACCGCACCGACATCGGCGTCGGCCGGCTGAAGAAGCAGCTGCCCGACCTGCAGGAGATGGGCTACGCGAAAGGGCTTTCCTACTAGGAGAACGTAATGGCCACTAAAAGATCCGGCGCCGGTCCCATGAGCATTTCGGCGGATGAGAAACGCTGGCGCGCACAGTCCGATGCTGACACGCTCGCTCGAGCTCAGGAAATCATGCAGGACCGAACGCGCCATTCAGCAGCGCAGGCGCACGCGGCGAAAGAAGCAAAGCGGTACTCGACTGTCGCAAATACAGCACGCAAACCTGCTGCGAAAACACCGACGCGGGGTCGCAAGTGAGACGCTCGATGCGCGCCGGCCTGATCTCCGAGGAATCCATCAAGACGGCTCTGACGGAAGCCAAAGGGGACATCTTTCTGGCTGCGTCGACGCTCGACTGTACCGCCCACGAGTTGGACGGATACATCCGTGCGTCGGCCGAACTTCAGGGATTCGCCGCGGCAATCGAGAAAGTCAAGGTCGATCCGTCTTACTCGCGCATGAGCAGCGAGCAGTTTGACGCGCGAGTAGCGGATCTCACGCGCGCATACAAGGTTGTCGGACTCGAGGAGCTTCATGGTCTGGCGACCATGAACCACAAGGACAGCGCAGCGATGGCGAAGGTTAAGCTGCAGGCTGCGATCGCCCTCCGTGGTGGAGAACAGTGCGCCGTCGGCGATCGAGAAATTGAACATGCTCTGTCCGAGCTCAATCAGCTGTACCACGCCAACGCTCCACGAATCAAAGAGATCCGCCAGACCGTCGTCAAACTTGAAGATGGTCGGGAAGCGACTCAACAAGTGATCGAACTTCAGCAAGATCAGCAATAGCCTGTAGACGCTTTCGTTCGATCACATCCCAATCGGGTTCGTCGTTTCGGTAGACCTGCCACTTCGTCAACGAGATGTGGCCGAGGCGCGCCATCTGCTTGATGGCGGCCTTGTGACCTTCTTCGCGTGCCACCTTCTTCGGCTCCGTGCGTCCGGCCCCGATCCAATCCCAAGCGGGTACCAGTCCGGGGGCGTCAGGCGCTAACCGCGGGCGCAGTTCCCATTCCTCGACTGGCCTCAGACTCTTGCGCATATATGTCGCGCGCTGGCGAGGAATGCCGGTCTCGGACTCAAGCTGCTCGTCCGTCAATCGTCGTCCGCGGCATGCGCTCCAAATCGCGCGCAGATCTTCGACGCTCGGCGTGCGCAGGTCGATGCATTCCTCGTGTACGCGCCAGGTGTGCGGGACCGGGATCACGGTGTACTCGGACGTCTTCGCGTAGGAGCGTGTCAGCCTGTCCATGGTCATCGGGCATTCCACGAAGACCAGCACGTCCGCTGCTCCGGCACGATCCGAATACGTGTATCGATCGAGCAACACACCACCGTTGGCTTGCCATTTCGCCAGTTGCCCGTCGCTTGCGCGATCCCACCACGCCCACACGTAGACCGGAAGATCGGCGATCGACGCGCTCTTGAAGAATGCCGGCTTGATCGTGGTGTATCCGCGGTTCACGAGCACATGAGTGAAATCGGCGAATGCCTTGCGGATCGAGCCGGCGGTATCAGAAGTCGAATAGAGCTTCACGGTGCGTCGTCACTTCCGGAGGCCGCCTTGAGCTTGCGACGCCGGGCAGGGCGCCTCGGGTGCCTCACACGGCCGAAGCACCGGGCCAACCTGGCCACCGGCCGTCGCGTTGCGTGCTACCAGAGGACCGGGGTCGTCACCGCCACCGCACGCAGCGCATGCGAGCAGTACTGCAACGGCCAACGAAAGACGAAATGCCCCACTGACGTTCTTTGCCATGACGATCTCCTTGCGCGATGATGGAATCCGCCGATTTGTCATGTCGCAACAACGAAAAACCGGCAGGAACTGCACAAGGGGGCATATGTGGGGACATCCAGAAAATGTGAATTCGCTAGACGCCAGTTGTATAAAGGATCAGATCCATCAGTGTGATTCCGGTCCCCGGCACCAAATATCTCCGCGAGACGCCGAACGTAGCCTGAGTGCCGATCTCCAGTGATCGCGTCCGTGCCCTTGCGGGGTTCCGGATTGCCGCGTGCGTGCAAGCGTCCAGCAGTTGCGGCCTGCCTTCGACATCGGCTCATCTCCAATTGGGACCCGCTGATCTCCGTCAGGTCTCGATCAAACTCCAAACACTCCTCGGGTCGCATGACCTGATAGCGCACGCAGTCGACCGACAATGGTGTCTTGTTGTCAGACCGGTACAGCACCTTCTGTTGCCGGCCGCGCGAGCCCAGCCTTCCAGCGGTTGTTTCAGGGCGAGCTCTCTTTGCCACGACTTTGCCTGGGTTCGGCACCGACATACGCCATTGTCTGAACGAGACGCATGAGCGAAGTGCGCCGATGCGGAAATTCATCGACGGAGCGGCCGTAGCTGGCCGGGCTCAGGAAGGTGATATGTGATTCAAGAAATCCGGCTCACCAAGCAATCGGAAAGTTTTTCCTGAAAGAATGTGAAAATCCGGTAATTTTCACGCGTGAACGTCAGATTGCCAATTCATTCGAAATAGGCCGGTATGCAAGGCGCGCTATCGTCTTGTTCAGAAAGGCATTTATAATCAGCCCTCGGCAGAAACCCCACCTGAATACCAACCAAGGGAATGCTGCATGGGCCACACCGCACTTTATAAGACGCTGCGTCTCGGCGACGCGCAATACAATCGTCTTGTCAAACTCGATACGCCGCTTGGGGTTGACTGGTTATTGCCGCTTTATGTAAAAGGAACGGCTCGACTCGGTCGCGATTACGAATTCGAGATTGATGCCGTTTCGCCACGCGGCAGCCAGATTGAGCTGAGTGCGCTACTCGCCAAGCCCGTCACGCTCTGGATCCAGCAGACGGACGGCTCGTACATGCCGATCCATGGCTACGTCCACCGTTTCAGCCGGCTGGGTGCGGATGGCCCGTTGACTTTTTACAAGCTGGCGTTCTCGTCCTGGCTTTACTTCTTGCGCCTGCGCCGCGACATGCGCGACTGGCAGGAGCAGAACGGCGAACAGATACTGGTGGACGTCTTCAATGAGCACCCGCAAGCGCGGGGCGCGTTCCGCATCGATCTGCACAAGCCGCTGCCGTCCTATTCGAATCGCGTGCAGTGGGAATACGACCTGAATTTCGTCTATCGCAGCATGGAGGAGGTCGGCGTATTTCCGTACTTCGAGCAAGCCGAAAATGGCCGATCGCACACGATGGTTGTGACGGACGACGTTTATTTCGTCCCTCAACTGAAACAGCCGGTTGTCGAGTTCGGTCCCACCGAAATCAGTGGGGAACTGGATGGATTCGCGCAGTGGAAAGAGCAGCTTCAGATCGACAGTGCGCAACTGACGTCGCGCTCGTTCGACTACAAGCGCCCCGATCTCCCTCGCCAGGTACAGGGCGTGACGGACGTGAACGGCGAGTTGCCGACCGATGGGGAAATCTACGACTACCCTGGCGCGTACATGTGGTCGGACCGCGAGCAGGGTGAGCGTCTTGCGCAGATTCGGCTTGAAGAGCGCAAATCGCGGATGAAGCGTTTTCACGGAATAGGCGGCTTGCGCTGCGCGATGCCGGGGCGGCGCTTCGAACTTCGCGGTCATCCGGTGCATGATGCGGGCAGCCAACCGGATCGCGAATTTGTTCTGCTCGGAGTCGACTGGCTGATCTGCAATAACCTGCCTGGTCTGGACGAGGCGGATCAGTTTCCCGACGGGCTGGCTGCAGAAGTTGCGCAAGCAAAGGCTGGCGCAACGGTCCGCCACGCAGACGGCAGCGAAGGTTTCTTTCAGGTGGTGGTGGAGGCGCAACCGCGCAACGTCCCGTTCCGTAGCCCGTTCGAACACAAGAAACCGGTCATGCAGTTGCAGAATGCAATCGTCGCCGGGCCGAGCGGGGAAGAGGTGTACACCGATTCACTGAACCGGGTGAAGGTGTGGTTCCACTGGAATCGCCGCAATGGCCAGGATGAACGCGCATCGTGTTGGGTACGCCCGACGTTCCTTGATGCAGGCTCCAATCGTGGGGGAATTCAGCCGCTGCGCAAGGGTGATGAAGTGGTGGTCGGTTTCATGGAAGGTGACTGTGACCGGCCCGTGATCATTGCGAGAATGTACGGGGGTGCTACGCAGCCGGTGTGGCACACGAACGGCTTGCTGTCGGGTCAGCGCTCGCGTGAATACGGCGGCACTGGCTACAACCAGCTCGTAATGGACGACTCGACGCAGCAGAATCGGGTGCACCTTTACTCGAGCAGCTATCAGTCCCACTTGCATCTGGGGTACCTGATCCAGCAGACCGACAATACGCGCGGCGCTTTCCTTGGAAGTGGGTTCGACCTTAAATCCGACGCCTACGGCGCCATTCGGGCGGGACAGGGCTTGTTCGTATCGACCCACCCGACCGCGACGAACCAGCCGTTGAACGTGACCGCAGCGTCCGAGCAGTTGGCCAGTGCGGAGACCGTTATCGATCTGACGTCGCAGGCGAGCTCGTCGAATCAGGCTGAAAGTTTGCAGGAAGGGCAGGACGCACTCAAGAAGTTCACCGACGCGACGCACTATAGCGTGAGCGGTGGGGCTGGCAGCGGCGGCCGGACCGGTGGCGGCGGCACGGGTAACGCGAACGGCTTTTCGACGCCGATCATGCTGATGGCGAGTCCTGCGGGTCTGGGGCTGTCGACTCAGGATTCAGCGCAACTGACGGCCAACCAGCAAGTCAATATCGTGAGCGGCAAGAGCACGCACGTGGCGGCCGGCAAATCGCTGATAGCGAGCGTGATGGAGAAGATCAGCCTGTTCGCGCAGAATGCAGGGATCAAGTTGTTTGCGGCGAAGGGCAAGGTGGAAATTCAGGCGCAGAGCGACGAGATGAAGCTCGCGGCGCTCAACGACGTGACGATCACGAGTTCGAACGGGAGAGTCGTGATTTCGGCAGAGAAGGAGATCTGGATCGGTGCGGGTGGATCGTACATAAAGATAACGCCTGATCTGATCGAGAACGGGACGAGCGGGCAGATTCTCGAGAAGTGTTCGAGCTGGGATAAGCCGGGGGCGTCGTCAATGCGCCTGCCTTCACCGATTGCGAGCGTGCCGAAGGGGTGTGCCTGGAAGACGGCTTCGGCGGCCGCAGATAGCGCTTCGAGCGTTGTGCTGGAGTAG